ATGCTGACGTCAAGCTTGTACTTGACAATGGCTGGGATGGCATGGCTGATAGAGAAAAATCTTTAGGCATAAAGCCCATCAAAAGAAAGAACTCATATGTTCCTTTTGCTAATGTGAATAAGAAAGCTATTGCCGAATTGTATAACTATTATGGATTAACTGATACGCTTTTTCCAATCACGAGAAGTTGTGAAAGTAGAAAAACACATTTTACTCAACCTCATTGCGGAAAATGTTGGTGGTGTGTAGAAAGGAAATGGGCATTTGGAAGACTTGATTGAAAAAATTCTAAAAACAATTCCGACTTACAAACATAAAAAAGATCTACTAAAGATAGGAGAAGAGGCTTCGAAGTTAAAGCCTTTCTCCAAAGTTTTAATCCTTGGTCCAGGTCAAGGCGCAGAAACTATAGTAATAAAAAAAATGTGTCCGACTTGTAAGATAACCTCGATTGACGAATGGTATGAAAACGAATTTGAAGATCGGGCTCGAGGATTGGCTAAAGGGAAATTTAAAATAAAATTTGAAGATCGTGGCGAAATAAGTAACACTCGTCAAGATTATTTGAAACATTGCAAAGATTTTGATGTATATGTAGATGATGTATTTGATAAAAATATCTATGAAACTAAAATCATTGATGAGATTAGTGCTGACTGGGATTTCATATATTATGACTGTGATGATAATGGGGGCGCTATACAACAATTCGATATGATAAAGAAAATGCTTGAGAAATTATGGAATATGTTAAATGATGGCGGAATTCTAATGGGAGACGATTTCTTTTATTTTACAAAACCAGATTTTAAGATGACTCCAATAGTAGAATCATTATTCTATGAATTGAATGATGCTATTGAATTTGATTTTGATAATAAAAGTAGAAATCTTTATTGGATTATAAGAAAAAAATGAAATTTATAGATGATCTTTGTTCTACGGTTCCAACACAATGCGAAAAAGAATTTCTTCTTGAAATAGCAACCCAGAGTTTTCAGTTTCCACCCAATGCAGATGTGCTTATGCTGGGTGTTGGTCTTGGAGCTGAAGCCATAATTGTTAATAAGTTTGCTGACTCACCAAACATAGTCATTGTAGACGCCTTCATCTTTTCCTTTCTTATGGAAAAATGTTTACCTTACACGAGCGTTCATAATATTGAAAATAATCAAGAAAATTTAGAATTTTTCTTAAAGATGTATAACGTTGATGCTGAAATAATAAACATAGAATTAAATGAAACCTCTGATGATAAAAGAATCTTTAAAGAATGGAATTTCATTTATTGCGATTTGAACGCAGACGGCAGTCATGGATATGACAAATTGTTCTATAGTTTAATAAGAAAACTTTTCCCGTTATTAAAACCCAATGGAATGATTTTTGGTAGAAATTATTTTCATACAAGAAATAGTGAATCAGACAAACCAAAAATGACTCTTTTAGTTAGAAATATAGCAACTGAATTAGGATGTTCTCTGGAGCATAGTAATTTATTGCATATTTGGTATGAGTCATCTTCTTATTGGATACTGAAAAAATAAACGAATACTGCATAAAAAAGATTGACATATATACCAAAAAGTTGTATACTATATTATATTTAGATATACTTAGATCGTGAACATGGAGTATCACATTGTCTCTTATCAATCGCCTTATCAAGAATTCTACGATCGAACTATCTTCAGTACTCACTGAAAGTAAGATCTATAATCGTAAAGATATGATTACAACTAGCGTTCCAATGGTGAACGTAGCGCTCTCGGGTCGCATCGACGGTGGATTAACTCCAGGACTAACCATTATGGCTGGTCCGTCGAAGCACTTCAAGTCAGCCTTTTCTCTCCTTATGGCTGGCGCTTATATGAAGCAGTACCCAGAGAGTGTTCTTTTATTCTATGACTCTGAGTTTGGTACGCCAAAAAGTTACTTTGAGTCTTTCAACATTGACATGGATCGTGTAATTCATACGCCAATCACCGACATCGAAAAACTCAAGTTTGATATCGTCAAGCAACTTGAAGAAATCGGTCGTGACGATAAGGTGGTGATCGTTATTGACTCGGTCGGTAACTTGGCATCAAAGAAAGAAACTGACGATGCTCTTGAAGGTAAGTCAGTCGCCGATATGTCCCGAGCTAAAGCACTTAAATCACTTTTCCGTATGGTAACACCGCATCTGACAATCAAAGATATTCCACTCATTGTAGTCAACCACACTTACAAAGAGATGGCTCTCTATCCACGTGATATTGTCTCAGGTGGTACTGGTATCTATTATTCAGCTGATACTATTTGGATCCTTGGTCGTCAACAGGAGAAAGACGGCAAGGAGATCACTGGCTATAACTTTGTTATTAATGTTGAAAAGTCTCGTTATGTTAAAGAAAAGTCTAAGATCCCAATCACTGTCTCTTATGAGGGTGGTATCAAAAAGTGGTCAGGCCTACTCGACTTAGCTCTCGAAGGAGGTTACATTTCGAAACCTACATCCCAATCCTATCAGTTTGTTGATAGAACAACTGGCGAACTCATTGGTGCAAAGATGAAAGCTTCTGAGATTGAAGATAATGGTGAAGCTTGGAAAACATTGTTGAAGACTACTGATTTTGCTGAATGGATTAAGAATAAATACACGATTGCTTCTGGATCTTTGGTAAATCAAAATGAAATAGAAGAATAAAAAATACAACACAGATGAAAGTTAAAAATGATTGAAAAGACTATCTTATCACACTTAGTATTCAATGAGTCTTATGCAAGAAAAAGTCTTCCTTTCCTTAAGAATGAATACTTCCATAACCTATCTGACAAAGTAGTCTATAGTCTGATTGATGACTATGTTAAAAAGTACAATAGCACCCCAACTAAAGAGGTGTTGATGATTGAGCTCAACAATCGTGATGGTCTCAACGAGAATGCGTTCAAAGAGTCTAAACGACTTATTGAAGACTTGCAAGTAGACAACACCGAGCTCAAGTGGCTTCTCGACTCTACCGAGAAGTTCTGTCAAGAGAAGGCGATCTATAACGCTATCATGGCTTCGATTAAGATCATCGATGATAAAAGCGGCGCTTCATCGACAGGAGCCATCCCAACACTTCTTAGTGAAGCCCTAGGTGTTTCTTTTGATGTAAGCATCGGTCATGACTATTTCGCAAACTCAGACGATCGATATGAGTTCTATCATCGTAAGGAAGAACACATTCCATTCGATATTGATTATTTGAATAAAATCACGAAGGGTGGACTTGTTAGAAAGACTCTTAATATCGCTCTAGCCGGAACTGGCGTGGGTAAGTCACTATTCATGTGTCACTGTGCATCTTACAATCTGACACAAGGTAAGAACGTACTTTACATTACAATGGAAATGTCAGAGGAAAAGATCGCCGAGCGCATCGATGCAAACCTTTTGAATGTTACTGTCGACGAACTTTCTACTCTTCCAAAAGACTCGTATGACAAGAAGCTTAGTCGAGTAAAGGAGAAGACTATTGGAAAGCTTATCGTTAAAGAATACCCTACCGCTTCTGCTGGCTCTGCAAACTTTCGTCATCTTATCAATGAACTTCGTATCAAGCGAAATTTTATTCCTGATATTATCTACATTGACTATCTCAACATATGCTCTTCTAGTCGCATCAAAGCGGGTTCAAACATCAATTCGTATACTTACATTAAGTCGATTGCTGAAGAACTACGTGGTCTTGCCGTTGAGTTTAACGTTCCTGTGGTTTCTGCTACTCAGACTACTAGATCTGGATACGGTAATTCTGACGTCGAATTGACAGACACCGCTGAGTCTTTCGGCCTACCGGCGACTGCTGACTTAATGTTCGCGCTCATCTCCAGTGAACAAATGGAAGATCTGAATCAGATCATGATTAAGCAACTCAAGAATCGTTATAACGACCCAACGATTCATCGGCGCTTCGTGGTTGGGATTGATCGTGCTAAGATGAGGCTATACAACGTAGAGGAGTCAGCACAGGGTGATATCATGGACGATACGCCAGTATTCAATAAATCTTCATTTGGATCAGCTGAAGATGATCGTAAAAAAAGACTAAAGGATTTTATTACGTGATAGTAGTAAAATAATGCTTGACATAAGGCTATATACATAGTATTGTGTAAGTAAGAAGAATGTTTCCTGATAGCTCAGTTGGTAGAGCGTTTGACTGTTAATCAAAATGTCCTTGGTTCGAGCCCAAGTCAGGGAGCCAAATATGTCGGTGAAGTGTTATGGTAGCACGGCGGTCTCCAAAACCGCAAGCCAGAGTTCGACTCTCTGCACCTTCGCCAGATATATAGAAATATGTTAAAAAAGATTTGGTCCATTTTGCTACCCCCTATTGTCATAGTTAACTTCGGTTTAGCTATCAGTAATCTCATATCTACTAGATCAAACAATATGATGTTGATCGAGCTTGTTTCTAGAAAAAGTGCGATTGAGTGAAAATAGTTGTTGACATTTGTATCTAGATGGGTTATAGTAATATTGTAAGGTATGGAAAAGGAAAGTGACAGTGTCTAAGTTTATCATCGCAATTTGCTGGTTTGGTATGGTTAGTATTCCTTTCGCTTACTACTTCGCGGTCTCAGCTATTCCACAATAAATAAAGTCCGAGTGTAGCGCAGTCTGGTAGCGCAATTGCTTTGGGAGCAATGGGTCGGGAGTTCAAATCTCTTCACTCGGACCAAGAACGCCATCGATCGATCTTAGATCGTTCATCGGCTGATGGTGAATTAAGAACGGTCTATACTGTAACTGCCGGTCGGTTACGGATGAAATCAAATGCTTCTATTCCTCGATAGGAATGGGTATAGGGCCGGCCAAATTATAAGGGTGAAAGAAGTATGAAAACTTATCCGATTAAAATTGAACCAGATATTTACCAGTACGGTGATAGTGTGTTTGTGTGGTTTGACGAGACTGGTGGTGTTGGTGGTGCTTCCAACTACCTTGAAGAAGCAAGAGCACAGATGACCAGATATGCGGAGAGCATGAATGAAACGAAAACAGAAAGAGCTTCCCAAAGCTCGTAATCCTTTCTATATAAATATTCCAAAAGGAGTATTTCATGCTACAATTTATTGAATTCTTAAATGAACACGTTTTGTCTATAGGGTATAATCCTGCGCATGAAAAGTTTCGTGAAAAGCATCGCCAGGAAATTCATGATTTGATGCATCACGGTTATAAAAAGATTGGTGGCTATAGCGGGCACGAATCAGGTTCGCCTGAAGAATCAAAAGCAATTCATAATGATATATCTGATCACGACATCAAAGCTGTAGTTCGTAATGGCAAGATCAGTGCTGTGAACATCTATAAGAATCAGAAAGGCCGCAAATTAATAGCTGCGGCTACTGATAGGACTGAGCAGGGTAAGCGCGATTGGACAAAGATTTCGACTGAAGACAATCAGCATAAAAGAGCTTGGGGCGAAGTTTCTGGTGCAGTCGAACACGTGCATAAAAAGATTGGGTTTCCAAAGATTCCTTCTTCAAAAGCAAAAGAATTAATCGGTAAAGACGTGACTCCAAAACCAGGTGATAATTATGAATATTCTCGTAAGATTGGTAAGGAAGTTCACTCAAAAACTATGATGGGGCATTATAAAGATAAATAATACCAGTTTTAGTATCGACAGGCGGCGTAGTTACACGGTCTTAGACGCCTCTCATAGAAGCGCACCATTAAGACGAGGTCGGGAGAGATGCTTCCCATATAGTCAGCCACGCCTAAGTGGTCCACTGTATGGGGTATAAAGCAAATCATAACCTTGGGAACCCGGACGCTGAAAAAGGGATGCATACCTGTTCCTGTCGATACTAAAACTGGCATTGGAGTTTTGTTATGAAGATTGGATTCACCTGTTCAACGTTTGACCTATTGCACTCCGGTCATATCCTCATGCTTGAAGAGTGCAGAAAAAACTGTGATTATCTTCTAGTCGGCCTTCAATCAGATCCTACTCTCGATCGGCCAGACACCAAGAATAAACCTTCTCAAGGAATGTACGAGCGTTGGGTTCAACTCAAAGGATGCAAGTACGTCTATGAAGTCATTCCCTATTCTACCGAAGAAGACTTGATGAATCTACTTGCAACGCAGCAAATTGATGTTCGCTTTGTTGGTGAAGACTATAGGAATCAAGACTTCACGGGTAAGAAGTTTTGCGAAGAGAACAATATCGAAATCTTCTATAATTCCAGGAAACACTCCTATTCTACTACGGACCTTAGGAAGCGAATGGCTCTTAAGTAAAAGCGTACTTTTTCAAAAATAGTTGTTGACATTTCCATACGTTTGTATTACTATCAAATAGTAGGTAGGAAAATGGAAAATTCAAATGACTCAGTCAAGAACATCTGAAGCTTATCGTTTCACAGTAGGCTCGATTAACGATCCTCGGATCGAATTTGAACGTCAGCGTGTTAAGCACATCAACCTTACACGCCGTCTAAATGACATGAATACTAAAATCGCCAGTGATATATTCTCGGGTAAAACTCCTGAGCGGACAATTCGTTTTGTAGTTCGAGTTCGTCCACGTCTTGGAAAACACAACATTTATGCGCATCTGTATCGTGTTGGTGGACCCCTTCATCGTCCAACATCTCAAGACATTCGTCCAGAACATGCTACTCGCTTTGACGTTTATGTTAACGAAGTTAAAAAAGCTTTTACGGGGAAATAAGATGAACATCAGTGAACTCTTGTCTATCGC